CGCAGTGGGCGTCAGTGACGGATGGGCTTGATCCGACTCATGTGTCGTTGTTGCGTGAGGGGTATCGGCTTTCGCGTGAGTCTCGGTCGTGGCATTCGCGGACGGAGGTGACGCTTAGTTCGTTGGAGGAGCATGCGTATGCGTGGCTGGAGCGCCTTGTGCGCGCAGGGGTGGAACTTTTTGTTTCGGAGGATGGGCGTGAGTCCTTCGTGCTGTCGCATGCGACGTGGGATGCCGATATTGATGTGGTGGCTTCGGAGGCGGGTTTGGAGGTTCGCGTCGTGGCGCGCAACGGGGATCAGGTATTGGCATCCCCGCGTATTGATCGTGAGGCTGGGTTGCTTCTCCTGGATGGGGGGACGCGTGCGGCGCGCATTGAGGGGGTGGATGCGCTGGAGGGTTTTCCACTGGATAGGCCTCTCGTTGTGCCTGCGTCGGATGTGGCGGAGTTTCGTGCGTCGTGGCTACCATCGTTGCGTAGGCGTTTCGTCATGAGTTCATCGGATGGGAGTTTCGATCCTGACGCGAGGCCACAGATGAGGGTCGTGGGCACGGTGCGGCGTGACGGCGGCGGCGTCGTCGTGCGGTGGTGGGTGGAGTACGACGAGGGGGAGTCTCGCTCGCGCGCTCCTCTTGCGCAGGCCTTGGGAGACGAGGCGGTGGCTGGTCTCGTGGGTCGTATCAACGGATGGGGCGCCGCGCTGGGAAGCGACCTGTGGCCGACGTTGCCGACTGTGGGGCGCCTTGATCCGTGGCGTGTGCCAGAGTTCCTCTCGGCCTGTGTGGAGGGTGAGACCGTGGATGGACTCGTTTGGGATGTTGCGCCGGACGTGCGGGCGATCGAAGTCTCGCAGGATGGGATGGGCGTGGAGCTGGCTGTGGACGGTGCCACGTCGGATTGGTTTGACTTGAATGTACGCCTGCGCGTTGGGGATCACTATCTGAGTGTGCGCGAAGCGTTGGAGGCCATTGGGCGTGGGAATGAGTATGTCGAGGTGGAGGGCGTGTGGGTGCGCCTGGATGGTCCTCGTATCCGCGCCTTGCATGCACTGTTGGACGAGGCTCGGGCGTTGACTGGCTGGGAGGGGGAGGGGCTACGCCTGTCGGTTGCGGCGGCTGGCATTGTTGACCTATTCGAGAATCAGGTGGATTCTGTTTCTCTCTCGAAGGCGTGGAGGGAGCGTGTTGCGTCGTTGCGGGGGGAGGGACGTCAAGGGAGTCTCGCACCCGTGTCGGCTTTGGCCAAGGTGTTGCGTCCCTATCAGCGCCAGGGGCACGCCTGGCTAACGTCCCGCTTGTCTGCGGGATTGGGTGGTGTTCTTGCCGATGATATGGGTCTGGGTAAGACCGTGCAGATCTTGTCGGCGATCGCTTCGCTGCGCGCTGCGGGTGGTCAGAAGGGTCCGGTGTTGGTGGTTGCCCCGACCTCGGTTGTAGGCGTGTGGGCGGAGCAGGCCACGAAGTTTACGCCCGGCCTGCGTGTGCGTTGTGTTGGTGAGACAGCCGCGCGCAGGGGGACGACGATCGTGCAGGAGGCTCAGGCCTCGGACATTGTCGTCACTTCCTATACGCTGGCGCGCCTGGAGGCCGATCAGTGGCGCGAGGTGCGTCTCTGTGGCGTCGTCATCGATGAAGCCCAGGCGGTCAAGAACCCGCGAACGGCCACCTATCGCGCGCTGCGCAGCATGGATACACCCTGGTGCCTGGCGGTCAGTGGCACGCCGATCGAAAATTCTCTGGGTGATCTGTGGTCGATTCTGTCTCTGACCTGTCCTGGACTCTTGCCTGCGTGGGATACCTTCACCCAGAAGGTGCGCCGCCCGATCGAGAGCGGCGATGTCGATATGCTCGAGCGCTTGACTTCCTACGTCGCTCCCTTTATTTTACGCCGAACGAAGGAGCAGGTAGCCACTGATTTACCTGACAAAATCGTCGATGTTGTGCGCGTTGAACTGGGGAAGGAACACCGCCGCATCTATGACCAGTACCTGGCTCGTGAGCGGGCTCGTATCCTTGACCTATTGGCTGAACCGGACGCGAATCGCATGAGCGTGTTGGCCTCGATCACGCGGCTGCGTCAGCTGGCACTCGACCCGGCTTTGGTTGAGGATTCCTACGCACACGTGGGATCAGCGAAGGTCGAGTACGTGGCCGATCGTCTTGATGAGATTGTGCCGCTGGGGCATCGAGCTCTGATCTTCAGCCAGTTCACGTCGTTCTTGGCGCGCATCCGACACGTCTTGGAGCGGCGCGGTGTGTCCGTCGTGCAGTTGGACGGATCGACGCGCAACCGTGAGGAGGTTGTTGAGCGTTTCCGCTCTGGTGTGTCCCAGGTCTTCCTCATTTCATTGAAGGCGGGGGGTTCCGGTCTGACACTGACGGAAGCTGACTACGTGTACATCATGGACCCGTGGTGGAATCCTGCGGCTGAAGAACAGGCAATTGACCGTGCCCACCGTATCGGACAGACGAAGAAGGTCAACGTCTATCGACTGGTTGCCGCTGATACGATCGAGGCGAAAGTGGTGGAGCTGCAGGATCGCAAACGCCGCCTCATTTCCTCTGTCATGAACGGAACGGGAAGCGCTCCTCTGAGCGTTGCTGATGTGCGTGGTCTCCTTGGCTAACGCCAGGAGGGCCGAATTGATGTCGCGTTCGGTGGGGTGATGCGCGGCAGGGCGTGTTCGGGTACTCGGATCATGTTGGTACCCTCCACCACCTTCGAACATACGTTCGATATAATGTGTGGGTGAGTGATGAACCTCGATACGCGGAGCTGCATGCACACAGCGCTTTCACTTTCCTGGAGGGCACCGACGAACCCGCCGACATGGTGGACGAAGCATCGCGCCTGGGTCTTGATGCCCTCGCCGTCCTCGATGTTGATGGCGTATATTCGAGTGTTCAGACGACGATGGCGGCGCGGCGTTGCGGGCTGCCGATCGTCTATGGGGCCGAGGTCACTCTCGATCCTTACGCGCTGCGATCTGTTGTCCCCGGCGCTCATGTCTCCGGATGGGGACTCGCGTCAGGCGCGGAAGAACCGGGGGTCAGAGTCCCGATCGTGGCTGCGAGTCCGCTTGGATATGAGAACCTCGTCGGCATGATGAGCGAGCGGGCCCTCGCGCAGGAGGGGGAGCGTGCGCCGCGCATCACCCTCGAGGATGTGAGTGAGGCAGGGGGTGACCTGATTATTTTGACTGGTGGAAGGCGAGGCCCCCTCATGCGAGCCCTGCGAGCAGGCGGGCCTGCGTGGGCGCGACGGGTCACAAGCGCTCTCGCGGAAGCTGCTGGTGGGATGGAGCACGTCCTCGTGGAGTGGCAGGCGGCCTCGGGAGACGCGCCGGAAAAAGGGGACACGCTGGCTGAACTCGCACGATGTGTCGGGGCTAGACTCCTCGCCACCACGGGGGCGCGCATGTCCTCGCCCTCCAAGCAAGCGCTTGGTGACATCCTGACAGCGACCCGTTTGCGTTCCTGCCTAGACGAGGTTGTGGCGCACCTGGGTGCGCATCGTTCTTTCCTGCGATCGCCGCGGGAGATGGCTCGCCTGCACGCCGACCACCCCGAGGCTCTTCTCCATTCGTGCGAGGTCGCCGCGCAGGTGTCCTTCGACCTGAGGATGGTTGCTCCCAGACTGCCGCGGACGAGCGTGCCGCAGGGGTACACGCCTCAGACGTGGCTGGCACACCTAGCCTGGCGAGGTGCCCGCGAGCGTTACGGCACGCGCGACCAATATCCGCGGGCGTGGGAGACGATTGAACGCGAGCTGGGAATCATTGAGCGTCTCGAATTTGCGGGTTATTTCCTGATCGTTAAAGAGATCGTCGACTTTTGCTCCCAGCGCGGCATCCTGTGTCAGGGACGAGGTAGCGCTGCGAATTCGGCCGTGTGCTTTTGCTTGGGGATCACGGCTGTAGACGCGGTGCGTCACAACTTGCTCTTCGACCGTTTTCTCTCGGAGGCGCGCTCAGGGCCACCCGATATTGATGTCGATATTGAGGCGGGCCGACGCGAGGAGGTTATCCAGCATGTCTACGACCGCTACGGGCGTGATCGTGCGGCCCAGGTGGCCAACGTCATCACGTATCGGCCGCGATCAGCCATGCGCGATGCGGCGCGGGCTCTGGGTTATCCGGCGGGCAGCGCGCAGGCCTGGGCGCGGGGTAAGGGTGAGGTTCCGCCTCTGGTTGTCGAAGCAGCACGGGCACTGTCGCGCCTTCCTCGACACATGGGCATCCATTCGGGTGGCATGGTGCTCACCGACCAGCCGGTCTCGCGTATCTGTCCGG